CCTGTAGAACTTGCATCAGTATCAGTAAATGAAAGTCCTGTTGGTGCTTTTACAGCATAAGCTGATGGTAAATTTGCAAGTTCTTCTACTGGTTCTTGTGCTGGAACTTCCCAAGTATATACATCAAAATATTCTATAAGACTTACGGACACTAAACCATCTGATTGAAGTTCTAATGCTTCAACCCTACATACCTTACCACTAAATCCTAAACCTGCATAAGTGAATGAAACGATATCACCTACATTAAGTTTATACATTTCAGGCGTTCCTAAGAACTGAATTGTAGTTTGATTCCTACTTCTTGTAAGAATAGCTTTACCCATATTATGAGCAATATACGGATCAGTTACATAAGGAAATTCTGCTTTTACTTCTAGTTCTTCACCACCATCATCAGAAGTAAAATCATTTGCATCAGTTGTAGCAGAGTGTAGAACAGTTGCAGTATCTAATTCGTATTTTTTGTTAGCATTAAAAAACTCAATAATAACTTTGTTAGCTCTTTGATCTTTATTGCCATAATCGACTGATATACCAGCATCAGCAATAACATGATTATCTGTAATGCTAAATGTAGAAGAACCCGTATCTTCAATTTGTAATTCATATTTTCCATCAACATAAAGAAATATACCTCGCATATTTGCAAGTAATTCTTTAGCATTATCCATTACAGTTTTGTTAGAATCTAAATAACCATTACAATGAAATCTCTTAACTTTTAAAAGATAAGTACCTGTATTTGAAGAATAATCAGCACCTAAGGTAGCATCAATATAAACTCTATAATCTTCAGTAGAATCAAAAAATTCATCACGCCTAACATCTTTAATATTTTTACCATCTAGTATGGTTGAACCTGATGAATTTATAAGTGTAATTTGTTCTCCAATTTTGTTTTGAAACCAGTCTCTATTAGCGTTAGCTCCTAGTACACTTATAAAATCATTACCATTACTACCACTCCATGTAAGAGCTTGTGCTGAACCATTAAAGAATGGTTGATCAACAAGAGTATCAGCAGTATTAGCAGCAGTAGAAAATGTAGATGTATTGATTTTAGCTATTGGTAGGCCTTTACCATATTCATCATTAGTTATGTAATCTAAAAAACATAATGCAGGATTATCTGACCACTTATAGGTTGATACAGTTCCAAAAGTCTGAGAACCATCTCTAGGATCAAAAACCTTTTTACCTTTTACTTGGACTGTTAATTGTGGCACTCCTGACCAAATACCTTCTTTATCATAACCATAGTGTGCTGCAATATAACAAACACCATTAAGTTTATGTGCCGAAGTCCAGTTAGACATAGAAGCAACTAGCATAGGATCAGCAGTTTGGGTAGCTGCTCCATGATGTAGATTCATAACATATCTATATTTAGATGTTGGTGAAGTACCAAACTGACCTGCTCCTGCATTGATACCTGTTCCATTTTGAGAAACAGTATTCAATGAACCATTGCCTGAAGTTATTTTATCAGAACCTATATAACCACCATCTCTAAATCTAGCAGAATCAGTAAGTGGATTGCCATCAAGCTCAATCGTTCTACCTAGTATTTCTTCACATTCTCCAACAGCTAAAGCATACACTACATACAAATCTCTTGAATCATTAGCATTAGTATCCATATAGATTATTTGTGTGCCAACTCTGCGAGTACCATATATGACTGGCAACTTACCACCAGCAGATGTTTTGTTTGCAAGTATGTCTTGACCTTTTGCCAACATTTGCCTTGCTTGCATAAAACCCTTTACACCAACAGCTAGTGTTATTGCCTGTATTACATATCCTATTTTTTTGAATGTAGATGCAGCTTTCCAAGCTGTACCTACTGCTTTAAAAAATCCAACAATAGCACTAAAAACACCCATTACTGACCCCACCTAACATCTTCTTTTACTTGTGTTGCAAACTCCATACCTTTATCACCACTACTAAATGCTTGTTGAGATTCATCTGAAAAATGTCTGCCTTTTGTTAGATTCCAATTAGACCAATGACTAGCAACTATCATATTTAAAACAGAATCATTTATGTTTTCTTGAATAGATACATTTCTGATTTGACCTGTAAAATAATTAATAGCACCAACAATAGCTTCATTAGTGTCAAAGTAAGCTAAATAAATTTCTACTGTTTTATCTGTAAATGCACCACTTTGAACTAAAGACCTGACCTGATCTGTAATGTTTGAAAAACCAAGATTTATTTCATCTACTTGTAATTGTCCTGTTTCAGCAGTTGCATCTACAGTAAGAAAAGAACCACCAGCTTCATAAGTATTTGAATCAAATACAACATTAGTGAAGTAATCAGTGAGCCTAATTGTTGATGATAAATTGAGTTCAACTAAAAAAGCTGTTTTAGTTGCTGATGATGATACTTGTGTTTGTAAAGCAGTAGATAAACTTCTTGGCATTAGGTTATAACCTCTCTAACATCAAATGAAATAGTATATAAACCACTAGCATTTGTTGAATACATTATTTCATTGTTTTCAAGATATACAGTAAAACTTGGTTTATTTACAGTAACAGCTTCATTATCTGCTAGAGCAGCTACAAGATTGGGTGATATTAATACAGTTAATGCACCTGATCCATCTGAATCAATATCACTTTGAACCATATAAACTTTACTATGGTTTGCAAACTTAATTAAATCACCAGCTTTCAAAGCTCCTGTAGTATTTGCTGTAAAACCATCAAGTGCTATAGAAGCATCAGCAGCAGTATGTGAACCAGCTACTAAAATGTCTGTTTCACCCTTAGATGCACCTAAGTTATCTAATGGTGCTTGTATTGTAAAATTTTCAAAAGAGCCTTTTTGTTTTTGTAAAAATGCAAATATTTCCATAGCCTTTTCTTGTTGCATAGGTGGCATAGAAGCTGTAAATGAAAAATATTGTGAACCTATTTGTCTTACTTGTTTTCTACCTGATAGTGTTTGATTTAATAGAGTTGGTCTATTGTCTTGAAAATTTAAAGCTCTAAATAATGGATTTGTTGGAAAAGCACCTGACATTATACAACTCCCATCTTACCTTGATTGTTCATAGCATTATTGATAATGCTTGTGATTAAACCTTTTCTTGATGCTAACAGTTGATCAAATCCTGCTGCATCTACAGTAGAGATATTAAAGTTTACTGTAGTTCCCATTCCTTGTCCTCTTGTATGATCTATGACAGTTTCGTTTGGATGTAGTATTGCAGGAAAACCACCTTTACCATCTATACCACCTGCTCTAACACCACCACCAGTAAAGCCACCACCCTCCAAAGTTAATTTTGGTAAAGAATTAGTCAATGATTCTGCCTTTGCTGAAGATCCTTCAAAAAAAGCACCAAAATCTGTAAGACTGCTACTAATCATGCCAACTAATTTTTGCACAATAAAAACATTTATTAATTCATTTACAACTGCTCTAGCCACACCAGTTGCTAAGTTTTTAAAATCAAGAAACTGTTTTGTAGTAAAGTCAAAAAAATTTTGAAATGCACTTGTAAGTTTACCCTCTACTGTTTCAGCAAAAGTTTTTACTACTTGTATTGTTTCATTAACTTCAGCTTTTATAGTTTCAATATTGCTTGTGAATTTAGGAAGTTTTATATCTTCTAATCCTGTTGCTGCATCTGTAATATCTTCTAAACCCTCCACACTTTTATTAAAAAGTGCGTTCATGCCACCAATTGCAGCACTAGCAGCAGCTATTCCAGCAGCAACTTTCACCATACCAACACCTGTAACACCTTGTAATAAAGTACCTGCTGTTGCTGCTGCTTGAAATGCTTTTGCTAAATTAACAACTGTAACTGCTACAGCAGCAACCCTTTGAACCACCATGACTGAAAATGCTACAGCGAACATTTTTGCTAGTATTTCAATATTTTGTGCTAAGAATCCAACAGTATTAGCAGTGGCAGCAAATATGCCTGTAGATTTTTCTACCTCACCAACTAAAGTAATAAAGTTTGTTTTCAACATGCTTACTGATTGACCAATAGTAGTATTCATGTTTCCAACAATTTCAGATGTTTCTGCTGTTGCTGAGATTAATGTTGGTAAAATGTTTTCTGCTGTAATTTTACCAGCAGCACCCATTTCCCTAAGTTGACCTGTTGAAACTCCTAAACCTTTAGCTAACAATTCTGCTAAAGCAGAGTTTTGTTCCATAACTGAATTTAGTTCATCTCCTCTCAAAGTGCCTGAAGCTAAACCTTGTGCTAATTGTCTTGAAGCATTAGCAGCTTCAATAGCATTAGCACCTGAAATAATAAATGTGTTTGCAACAGTTTGTGTTGCATCAGCAACTTGTTGTTGAGATAAACCCATCTCCTTTGTTGCAAAGGTAATTTTTGCAAATAAATCACCTACTGCATCAAAGTCTGATCTTGATTCTAGTGCAATTCTTTTCATGTGTGCCATAGCTTCTGCTGTTCCAGCAGCAGTTCCAGTTAATGCACCCATTCTGTTTTGCAGGTTGACAAATGTATCACCTGCTCTTACGAGCTCTCTAACACCAAAAGCAGCTATAATTTGATTTCTTAAACTTGCTATAGCACTCTTAGTAGAATCAACATCTCCTCTAAACTTTTTAAAAGCAGCACCAGTCTTGTTTTCACCTGTTATTCTAACTTTTATATCTTGTCTAGCCATTTTGTTTCTTTATTTCCTCTGCTTGTATATTAAGATAAGCAACCCAACCATTAAATTCTTCTAAGGGCATTTGTTCAATTTCACCAACAGTTTTATGTAATCTTTCAGCTAAAGCATACATTGAATATAACTGCTTATCTTCAGCTACTTTTTTTGCATCTGTCCTTGTGAAATATTACCCATAATTTCTGTAGCCACTCTCACTAATACACTACTATCAACATTATTAAGTAGATCGTTTTTATGTTCTACTGTATAAATTTTCTCTCCTGCTTCATCTAATGCTTTATAAATTAAAACATAGACAAGCATTTCCACCTCATCATCTTTAGCTAAGTGCATAAATCTTTTCATTTCCCTAAGAGTGATAGGTTTGGAAAAAATTTTTTAAGGTTTTCCATCCCCATCACCCCATTCAGGAACTTCAATAACTTTAGTTTCTATGCTGTTGTAATGATTTTTTGCATTATCTATCGCTGACATTTTTAGTATGTAGTAGTTGTAAGACCACCAGTACCTTGAACAGTAATAGTAGATTCTACTAAACCATCAAATGTTGATGTAATAGATTTACCAGTTACTATAGCAGTTCCAGTAAGTTTTACATCGCCACTATCTGATCCCTCAGGTGCAAAGTTTAATGTTACAGATGATCCTACTGCTAATGCAGTTTGACCATTAGTATCTGTTTCATCATAAAGCACATCTACTGATCCACTAAAGTCTTTGATAGAAGCTAAGTAAGATTTTGAACTATCACCCATTGAAGTATCTTCAACAGTATCAATAGTTTCATCTATACTAAAACCTCTAATTTCAGCAATAGCATTAGAGCCAACTTGAACTGTTCCCTCTTTTCCTAAGTGAGTTGCCATAATTATTCCTCGTTTTTAGTTTTAGAAGAAGATTTAGGTTTATCTTTCGATGGGATTGCTTCTTCTTTCCAACCCTTACTCAATAAATACTCAACACTATCAGGATGAGCTTCGATTGAACTTTTACCATTTGGTGAAATCATTTTCATAATTATACCTCGTTAAACTGCTACATCAGGAGCAGTTTCCTGTACATAGTAGTTAGTTAAAAATGTGAGAACAGCAAAACTTAATGGTTGTTCTCCCTCTGTATTATATTCTATACTTGTTGATTGTAAAAAACAGTCTTTTGCAAGTCCATTTAATGTTGTATCAGCACTTATAGCTACTTCAACCTCTTTACATATCTTATCAATTTCATCATCAAAGTTGCTTGTTTGTTTGACATATATTTCAACAACAAGCTCTAATTGCCTACTCATTAATCTATTTGTGCTAATCACAATAGGTTCAGAAGTTTCATCTTTTGTATAGATTACTAGTGCTGGTAGGTTAGTATTTTCTAATGGATAAATTCTAGTTTCAAATACATTACTTCCAGTAGTTGTAAGATTATTAAGAACTGTACCTGCTCGTTCTCTAATTTGCTGTCTTATGTGATTGGCCATTATATTTCTTCCAACATTAATGCAGAAAAACC